AGATCGTGCTGATCGTCGCGATGAAACTTTTGGACGCAATCCATATGCACGTGACAATGTCAACGTGGCACAAGGTCCACGCACAGGCAATGATGGAGCACACAAGGCCAAGCGTGGCAATTTCTTAGACGCTAAAGAAGCACGTCGTCCATTAGCAGAAATGGTAACAGGTGCTTTCAGCAAGCGTGAAGAGGAATTGGATCGCAATGGTGGCGAACACGAAGTACCAGGCGAAGGCGGCATTGACAGCAACAGCCAGATCAAGCGTTTTACAGCACGTAAAAACAAGTATAAAGATTAAGATAAGTAACTTTAGTACTAATACATAAGTATTAAAGCACAACAACAATTATAAGTCTATAAAGGTTTTGCGGATGTCCTTAAACATCCGCACATTGAACTAACTTGAAAGGTATCACAATGAAACGAGAAACAAAAATCTTAGAATCAGCATTCGCTGAAGATGCACCCAAAAAAACTCAATTGGATCTGGGCTTTGACCTAGAAGGCCTAATGAGTGACTTTCCTACCGCAGGCGAACTACAAAAGTTTGTATTTGATCAAACTGGTGTAGTGCTTAACCTAAAAGGTCGTAGCAACAAGGTCAAATATCAAATTGCTCTTGACGTGCTCAATGGACAAGCACCTCCTGCCGCTGTGCTGGGCAGTGAAAATCCTTACTTGGACAAGAATGACATTGTACCAGAAGATCCTTTAAAATCCTTACCACCTCAGCCTGCTGAAGTCTATGGACAAAAGCCTGCCACTATGTTTCAAAGCGATATCTTTCCACATCCAGATCCAGAGTTCAAAGCACAGGGTCAAAAGTGTAGTGTAATCTTCCGCAAGTATATTGATGGTACCATTACCTATGAAATCATTGGTCCTATTGCACAACGTCCTGTGGGCGAGCGTATCAACAAGTTTGGTCAACGTACTCCAGAACGTTATACCTGGATTGATCCACGCACAGGCGAACAGGTTATCCAACACGCAAATGGACGTATTACTCCCATTGGCACACGCTTGAAAAACTTTATGAGCAAGCACAAGGTTGGCAACAAGACACAATGGGAAACCTGGATTGATCGTGACTTTGTCATTGGTGGTAATCCTGGTGAAGCCTTAGATAATCCTTGGGGTATGTAATGACTGATGGTCCAGGTCGTGACGCTGAACGTGATCGCGAACAACAGAACCGTTTGGTCGCTGATACCAAAATTCTGCAAAAGGTCAATCGTGTACATCGTGAAGCCTTTGCAGAAAAGTATCCAGGACAGGTAGAGCATTGCCTACGCTTGACTATGGAACGCTTACAAGCAGGCCTGGACAAGCGTGATGGCTGTGATATTAGCGATCCTGAAACCTGGCGTATGTCAACCATTGAACTTAATGAACTTGCTGAAACAGCATATTTTTTAAATCAAATTCGCTCAGGATTCTAAATGATTGATCCAGCCGTGTTGATGCGTCGTGCTGTGCGTTACGTATGCGAACAGCATCGTGTTGATCCTGCTTACATACAGACCTTACCAGGCGAAGTACAAAACAAATTCCAGGACTTGGCTATTGCTGTGCGTGATGATATGGAGTACAATCAACTAAAGTATTTTCGTCCATTTCAACATCAACTACGTTTCTTTGCCACAGGCACAAGCCAACGTCGTGGAATCCTGGCTGCCAATCGTATTGGTAAAACTGTTAGTACCTGTTATGAAACCGCAATGCATCTTACTGGACTTTATCCTGATTGGTGGCCTGGTGTGCGTTTTGATAAACCTGTAAACGTAATGGTTGCAGGTGAAGGTTGGCAACAGGTTGCCTTGGTATTACAAAATGAATTGTTAGGCACCAATGATGTCAAAATTAGAGATCATATTGGCACTGGTGCTATTCCCCGTGATTGTATCGTTACTGATACTATGCGTAGTGATGGAGCAAATTGTATTGGTGTTGAAATACGTCACGTGTCAGGTAGTAAAAGTTATCTACTGTTTGCCAACTACACGCAAGAAGTGCGTCAGATGCAGGGTTTCAAATTGAACCTGGCAGTATTTGATGAACAACCACCAGACGATTTCTTTAGTGAAATTGTTACACGTACCGCTACCACACAAGGACAAGTGCTGTGTTCGTTTACTCCGCTCAAAGGTCTCAATGGACTTGTAAGCAAGTTTTGGAATCACGAAGACGGATATGATCACATACGTGTGTCGTGGGACGATGTGCCAGAATATGATCCCTGGAATGAACCATTCTTATTAAACGCAACGAGACAACAACTTGAAAGAGATTATCTTCCACACGAACGTGATGCTCGCCGTAATGGTGTGCCTGTTATGGGCAAAGGAGCAGTATTCCAAATCCGCAACTGGCCTACATACAAAACAGGTACATATGATTTCCGTAATAGTATTGGTATATTGCGTATTATTGCTTTGGACCTGGGCTTGGTCAATGACAAAACAGTATTAAGTCTCGTGTATTGGGATCCAAACAATCAAGAAGCCTGGTTAGATCGTCAGATTGTAGTCAAAGGCACAGAAGAAGCCAATCCTGTAAATTATGTACAACATCTAATGCGTCCAGAAGTATTTGGCTGTCCTATAGTGCTACCACCTGATGGTGGAACTGTGGGACGTTATACTATGAGTAGTTTAAGCATACGTCAATTGTTTGAACAGTATGAATTAAACATTTATCCTGAACCCATACGCAATCCCCCAGATGAACAAGGACGTACTACCAATCATAAGGCATTTGGTATAAACACTATGCGTCAGATGTTGGAGTTGGGCACCTTACACGTTAATGAAAACTGTGTGGAATTCTTACGCGAATGTCAAAATTACTATGTAGATGACAAGGGTCGCTTCTCAGACCCTGATGACTGTATTGATTCCGCACGTTACGCATTGTTAGGCTGTTTAAATGGCTGGGCAGAAGAGTATGATAGTCGTAGTCCAAGCCAACGTTTCCGCGACGCCGCACACAATATGAAGATACAAAAAGCACGTCAGAAGATGGTTAATCAAACTGGATGGAAACGTGTCTACTCCGCAGATGAGTAGGGCATAAATAATAAAATAAACAAAGGTATTAGACAATGTTAGACCTAAAAAACGTAGTAGTTAGTAATCTAAATACAAACACTGGCTCTTTAGCACGATTCGTGAAAATGAAGAGTTTGCTAGACCAAAAGTGTGCGGCAAACCTACGTTTGTTAGCGACTAAAAATAATATTAACCGTACAAGTGATTATCATTATCTTGTACTGGCAATGACACAGTCAACAGAACCAGTAAATGGCATTGACTACATTCACCCTGTGGTAAAACCTGCTGTAGATTATGCTACCTCCGTGATCGTTAAAGGTATGGCACAGAATGGTGAAATCAACTTTGAATTTGTTGCTGACAATGAAGCGGATGAAGCGGCCGCACGTCAAGCAACCAATATGGTTCACAAGTTGATCAATCAAAACAATGATCCACACTTTATTCTACAACATTGGGTAATGGATGCTTGCCTACACAAGAATGGCGAAATGCTTATTGCTCCAATGCGTGAAAGTGTTACACGTTATGTAACAACGTCTGGTACCTTGGACCAATTAAAAGCATTTGAACAACAAGCAGAAGAAGCAGGCTTAACCGCAAAACGCAACAGCCGCCGTAAGAAGTCCGTTAATATGGAACAAGTTGTTGCTGAAACACAACAATTCTTACAAGGTGCTGGACAGGATCAAGCAGAACAAATGATTCAACAACGTATTGATCGCTCACGTGCTATTGCTCGCGGCGATTCAGCACAAAATCCTGTTGAAGATTTTGCGGATGAAAACAATATACAATTACAAGAAGGCGAAGATGCCTTGGATGAAGCCATTGCTCGCAATACCATATATGAGGCAGAGTATAAACTAACTGGTTATACTATTAATGTCAAGTTTCGCCCTATCGCACAACACTATTGGATGTGCGACCCAACAGTTATTGAAATACAAGATCAACCATTCTGCGGTTTTTACAAACCAATGAGTATTCAAGAAGCAACTGAATTGTATCCAGACATTGATCTGGAGGAGTTTAAGATCTATGCTGAATACTCAAACGTGGGTGCTTATCAGGCTGGTAGCCTCCTCAATAATCTGGCCATTCACGCTCGTGATAGTGTGCCTATTAATGGACTCCCAGCCCAAGGTTATGCCGCACAAGAACCTGAAGCACGTCAGGTTACTGTGCTTACTGTATGGAATCGCTATGACATTGATGGTGATGGCGAGTTGGAACTTGTTGAATTGATCTATTCAGGCCAATATGTTATTTCAGCACGTGAAGTAGAATTTATTCCTGTGGCAAATATGGTACCAAAGCCATTGCCACAAAACTTTTATGGTATGAGTATTGCTGAATCAGTAGTACCTATGCAAGAATATATGACATCAGGTTATCGTGCTGAATTGATGATGGGTCTATTACAATCAACTCCGCGTATTGGCGTCAAACCTGATCGCGTTGACTTTGAAGAAATACAAGATGGTGAAGCCGCAATCTTTATTTTAGATTCAAAGTTTGATCCAGCAAAAGATATCTATCCAATGCCTGTGCCACAAGGTAATCCAACATTTATGGACAATACCTTGACACGTATGCAAAATGACCAAATGGCTATGACTGGTATGACCAGTCCGCAAGACGTATTTAATCCAGAAATTATGGATCCAGGTAATTCAGGAGCAAAATTAAACTTAGCCCTAAGCCCAAATCAAATTATTCAAGACAACACAGTTAAGAATAGTGCTGAAGGTCTTAAAGATGCTATCTGGTTGGTATGGCGTACACTAGTTGCACACGCAGATGACTATGGCGTTAAGAAATTGGCCGCTGAATTCCATCCAGAAAAAAAACCTATCTTCTTAGATGGTGAAGCATTTGACAATATGGATTTTAATGAACGTAAAACTATTCATATTGACCTGGCCCTGGGTATGAAGTCAGAAGAAAATAGTCTACAACGCAGTCAAATTATTAAACAAACACAAACACAATTAAGTGCTGAAGTAGCACAGGCTGTACAAGCAGGTATTACAAGTCCTGAACTGTTTAAGAAAATGCGTAAGCCATATGAAGATACTTTGTATACTTTAGGCGTTAAAGATGCTGATACTTACTTGGTAACAATAGATGAAGTTACTGAAATGGCCAAACAAGC